ACTGGAATTGTTATGGTATCAGAGTCTGAAAACGAAACAAGCCCTACATCAGGAAAGGCAATGCAAAACATTGGCTTTATTGAAAAGGGAGACAAAAATAATACAGAAACACTAAAGTTCTTAGTTGATAGTGCTAAAGGCATTAGTACAATTAAGATTACAAAGGAGGTTAGTCCTATGACTGAAACAACAGAAGCAGTGGTTGACACTGCAGTTGAAGAAGTAAAGGTCGCTCCAGAGGCACAGCCAGTAGCAGTTGAAGAAACTGTTGCAGTTGCTGAGGAGGCACCAGCAGTTGAAGAACTTGCTCTTGCTAAATCTAGCGATGGTAGTGCAGATTCTTCTGTTGAAAAAACAGAAGAGGGAGAAGTTGTTGCAACTGAAACTGTTGTAGCAAAGTCTGATGAAGTAATTGTTGAGGCAGTTACAGAAATCAAAAATTCTCTTACAAATGCCTTTGGCGATTTAGCAACAACCGTTAAGTCTCTTCACGAGCAAATTGTTGCATTGAGTAAGTCTCTTGACACCGTATCAGGTGAGGTTAAGACCGTATCTGATGAAGTAAAAAATGTAAAGGGAGTTTTTAATGAGTTTGGTAAGCGAGTAGATCTTGTAGAACAAGACACCGCTTTCCGCAAGTCTGGCGATCTAGGCGAGATCGTGCAGTTTGAACCCTCAAAAGTTCAGAAATCCCTATGGGGCGGTCGTTTCCTCACATCAACCGACCTATTTAACTAAAGTACAAAATCACTAGGAGGTGAAAATAATGTCGGAACAAAATAAAGACCTAGAAAAAAACTACCCAGGATCAGGCGGAGCAGGCGCAGAGATTAACTCTCAAGGCTCATTCGTATCTGGTGGCGTAGGTAGTGCTACTGGTTTAGATTCTGCAGCAGCGTCTGTAGGATCACAACTTGGTAACACTGCAACTGCAGCATTCGGATCAACATCTGGAGCAAACGCAGTAAACCCAACAGGCGCAGCAGGTGGTATTCTAGCACCAGAACAAGCACGTCGCTTCATCGACTATGTGTGGGATGCAACAGTTCTCGCTAAAGATGGTCGTAGAGTTACAATGCGTGCCAATACAATGGAGATCGAAAAGGTCAACGTTGGAGAGCGTGTTATCCGTGCAGCCGCACAAGGCGCACCAGATTACACAAACATTGGTGCAACATTCTCAAAGGTTGAATTAACTACCAAAAAGATTCGTCTTGATTGGGAAGTATCAACTGAAGCACTAGAAGACAATATTGAAGGTGGAGCACTTGAAGATCATTTAGTTCGCTTAATGACCAATGCATTCGCTAACGATATTGAAGACCTTGCAATTAATGGTCTAGGATCAGGCGCAGATGCCTTCCTTTCCATCATGCCTGGCTTTGTTAAGCAAACTCGTGGAACAGTCGGAAACGACGCTCACGAATATGCTGCAACAGTTTCAGACAACAACTACTCAACATCAGTAATGCAAGGCTTGCTATTAGCAATGCCTCGTAAGTATCGTGCACTTAAGTCAAACCTTAAGTTCTACGCAGGTACTGATGCTTTTGCTGGTATTGTTCGTAACAACGGTACACTTGCTGATGCAGTTGCAGAAGCATTTGCTAACCGTCCAGGAAGTACTGAAGCAAATCGTCAAGCATTCCTTGATGGTGGTGCACAGACAACTGGCAACTCACGCACAACCCGTGTACTTGGTGTAGACGTTCTAGAAGTTCCTTACTACCCTGCAGGTTATGTCGATTTGACATTCCCTCAGAACCGTGTATGGGGTTTCCAGAGAGACATCACTGTAAACCGTGAATACAAGCCAAAGAAAGATACAATTGAGTACACAGTATTTGTACGCTTTGGTATCCAATGGGAAGAACTAGATGCAGTCGCTTATGTTGACTCAGATAGCGCTGATTCCTAAGATCTAAAAGATCAAATATTAGGGCGGGTAGCGTAAAAACTACCCGCCTTATTCTTATTCTGGTATAATTACAAATAAGCATAGGAGAATTATGAGTTTAACAATAGAAGAATTATCGACTAAAACTGTAATGGCATTAAAGGCATATGCAAAAAAAAATAATATAGAGTTGTTTGAATCAACCACTAAACTTGAAATTTTAGAAATCTTGGCTAGTTGGATTCCACCAGAAAAAACAGAAGAACAAGTTCAAGAAGCAGATAAAGCAAAAAGTATGATAAACAAAATAGCGTTATACTCAGAAAGAAACCTACATATGGATAACCTAGGTGCCCTTAAGGTAGGATACAACATAGTATCAAAGGAGGCATCCGAAAAATGGTTAACCCACAGGTTGGTAAGAATTGCACCACCTGAAGAGGTAGCATCATATTACGGTAAATAAAAATGCAAATATTACGTCTTCCACCCTATCCACTTTCTGTAACCTATACAGTTCCAGATGCTAATGCTGACTATGTTATTGTTATTGAAAACGTTGCAGAATTAACAGAAATTGAAGAGACCATTGAGTCTAATGCTAGTAAAAAAATAACCTACTCTTTAGATGATGATTTTGTTAAATATGATAAATCATATGCTTTAACAATTTATGAAGATGGTGGATCTTCTGGAGCAAACATTGTACGTGGTGATATTGTATTACAAGATAATTTAGAAATTATGAGACCATACGTAGATCCAACATCTTTGGCTACATCTGGTACAGCAACTGACATAGCACTTTATACAGGTTATGAAAATTTAGCAAGAGCAATTATTGATGCTGCTGTTGGTGGATTTTATTATGATAGAACATACTTAGAGGTTGTTGGACAAGGAAATGACTATCTACCACTTTGGAAAAAAACTCACAAAATTTTAAAGGTATATGAAAATGCACAACTGGTTTATGATATAGACAACGAAGACGGACCAGAATTGTTAGACTATACTTTTTTAATTACTAAAGATAAAACAGCAATTACTAAAGATCCACTAGAAGCAACTGACTCTATCAATCGTGCAGAACGAAGATACTCACGCATTCCATTAGGATATTCAGACTCTATCAGTATGTTTGATACAGAAGATAGTGGACACACTCAGACTGTCGTGCCTGGAGTTGCATTTCCAGAAGGAGCAGATTATATTATGTTGCTAGAGACTGGGTATAAGGTTGTTCCTTATGATATCCAAGATGCAACATTAATGTTAATTGATGATATTAAGTGTGGCAAAATGGACTATTACAAGAGATATGTTAAAAGTTTTAGCACTGATCAATATAAAATTCAATATGATGATCGCCTAATAGAAGGCACTGGCAATATATTAGTAGATAAAATTTTAGAAAAATATAAAGAGAATATCATCCGTCCAGGAGTATTATAATGGAAGACTGTACAACAACAGACTTTCTTTATCCAATGAAGGCTGATTTATATTATCCAGTAATAAATCAAACACAATACGGACAAGCAAGTAGAACCTGGTTTTATGATAGAACAATTATATGCAATGCTACCTCTATAGGAGGGGCGGGTACTGAACAAATTAAACCAGAAGCATTTTTACAACATGAAAACAAACTAATAGCAAGAGTAAAAGCAGATCCTAGAATGTCTTCAACTGAAACAGAAAATGCAATTAACAATATTTTAATTACAAATATCCGTAATGCCAACGACCAACTCATTTATAGAGAAACAGGAGGCTCAAGATCTGGACGTGGAACAATCTATGAAGTAGCAACTGTAGACCCTTTCACTGGACCATTTGGATCAATTGAGTATTTTAAGGTATTATTACGTAGAACAGAAAATCAAACAATAACAGACTAATGATAATTACAACAAACACTAAAGTTTTTGACAAACAAATGAACAACATTGTCCAATATGCTTTTGGATTTTTAGATGGTGCTCAAAAAGGTAAAACTGTTTTTTTAAAAAATTTAGGTGCAGGAACAATAGATGCAATGGCTAGATATGTAGATGTTTCTGCAAGGGGAAATCCCGCAGCACTTCAACATGTATATGAGTGGTATCAAACAGGTAGTCCAAGTTCAAGACTATTTAACATTACATATACTGTTAGTAATTTAGGGCTAAGCATTAATTCAACATTTACTCAATCAAGAGGTATAAAAAAAGAATCAAATATCCCATTTTACAATAAGGCTAAAATTATGGAAGAAGGAATTCCAGTTGTAATTAAACCAATAAAGTCTCCAGTTCTTGTTTTTAATGAGGGCGGTCAAACCATATTTACTAAAAATCCTGTAACGGTTAGAAACCCTGGAGGACGTCAGGCTCAAGGATCTTTTGAAAAAACTATGGATGAATTTATTTTAAGATATTTTAAACAATCATTTTTACGTGCTAGTGGTATATACAATTACATTAAAAAACCAGTAATATTTAAAAAAGAAATAAAAACTGGAGCAAGAATGGGCAGATCAAAAGGTATTGATACTGGCTTTAAATGGATTGCTAATGCAAAGATTAGTGTAGAATAGTATTATGGTATCAATAGTATCAGCAGAAACTGGATTCCCGCCACTCTTTGTTAATGCCTTTGTTAATAGCGAACTTAAAGAGTTTGAGTTAATGCCAACTGGACCAGAACCGTTTCAACCATTTTTTCCTGCCCAAGTGCCCGATAGCGTAGAAGGTATTTATAATGACATTCCCTTTATTAGAAATAATCCTGATACTACCGTAATTATATTTGATAGACTTATGAGATTTAGACCTACCCCATTTTACAAGCATAAAAGAGAACAGTTAATATATTTTATTTATAGCCCTAATCTTTCTAAATTATTTGATACAACTAGGGTAATAATAGAATGTCTTGATCGAGAAGATGTTGCAGCCCAAGCCTTAAACTCTTGGATAGCAAATAATGATATAGAGGATGAGACGGGTGCCGTAATCCCTAAAAATGTATTTTTTCATAACTTGAAGGTGTATCAAGCAGATGAAAGCAGGGATATCGTAGAGTTGGCTTCTGCTAGAACCTTGGGGCTAAACAAGTTAGTTATTGAGTATGACTATCATACGGTAAGCGTGCAAGGTTCAAATAAACGATACTCCTAAAACGGTGATATAATTAGTATCGAGGAAACAACGCCATACAACTTAATATCTACTATTATGAAAAGAGGTAAAATACATGCCATATAGCCGTGGTACGTCGAACAACATTATCGTTGGTGCAGCAGCACTTTTTATTGCTGACACAACTTTAACTCCAGCAACACTGGAAGCATTTGATGCAAGTGAGTCTTTTAAGGATACACTTACAGATGAAGCAGACTACACTAACGTAGGTTATACAATGAACGGTCTTGAATTACAGTTCCAACCAGATTTCGGTGAAGTCCAGGTAGATCAGGTTCTTGACGTTGCTAGACTATTTAAGCAAGGTATGCAGGTAAATCTTGCAACAGCCTTTGCCGAAGCAACTTTAGAAAACTTGCTTCTTGCTCTAGCGTATTCTGATGACGAAATTTCAGGAAACAAGGCAGCATCTACAGGAAGAACATTAAATCTTTCTGCTGGCGACATTGGAGAAGTTCCATTGGAGCGAGGATTAGTTGCTGTTGGCCCAGGAACTGGAAACCCAGCAACTGCAGCCGATGTTGAAAGAGTTTACACAGCATACCGTGCTTTGTCAATTGAAAACGTAACTGTATCAGCAAAGCGTGATGAGGCTTCAATGTTTGAAGTATCATTCCGTTTATTGCCAGAAGATACATCAGGATCTTACGGTAAAATCGTAGATCGCACATACGGTCAATCATAATCTAAATTCAGATTAAACAAATACCCACTTCTTCGGAGGTGGGTTTTTTGTTGTGTTTGTGATAGAATAGAATTCTATGGCAACTACAATATATAAAAGTGATATAGTCTATTTATTTGATGGGACAGAATTAGAAATAATACCATTAAAAATAAAATATCTTCGTGAGTTCATGTTGACATTTAATAATATTAAAAACACAAAAAATGATGATGACGCAATTGGTATATTAATAGAATGTGTTAGAATCTGTATGAAACAATACTATCCTAAAATTTCAGGTACTGTTAAGGATGTTGAAGACAGTATAGATATGCCCACCGTATATAAAGTACTAGATGCCGCTGCTGGCATTAAGATTAATAAAAAGTTAGAAGAGCCAGTAAAGGATCAAGCAATTGGTAGTGGTCAAACCTGGGAAACCCTAGACCTTGCAAAACTAGAAGCAGAGGTATTTTTGCTCGGTATTTGGAAAGACTACCAAGAGTTAGAAACTTCTTTATCAATGCCAGAGTTAATGGCAACCCTAGAGGTAATTAGAGAATTAGACTATACAGAAAAAAAATTCTTGGCTGCAATTCAGGGGGTAGACCTAGACAAAGAATCAAATAAAGATAAAGGTCAAAGGGAATGGGAAGATATGAAAGCAAGAGTTTTTAGCAAAGGAAAAACTGTTGACGGCAACGATATTTTAGCATTACAAGGACCTAATGCACAGAAAGCAGGGTTTGGTATAGGTATGGGTTTGGATTACGAAGATCTAACAAAATAACTTCCCTATGCTATAATTGACATAGCCTATATAGGAGGATACACAAATGGCAACAACAGTACACGAGGGTGAAGAACTTGTTCTCATGGACGGCACAAAAATTAAGGTACGCTCACTTAAGATTTCTCTGCTTCGTCCATTTATGAAAAAGTTTGAGCAGGTAGCAGGGGTAGCAGAAGATAACGATAAGTCAATGACTCTTCTTATTGAGTGCGTACAAATTGCTATGGAGCAGTACAATCCAGACCTGTCTAAAGATATTAGTAAACTAGAAGAGGTCTTAGACCTTCCAACAGTTTATAAAATTATTGAAGCCGCTTCTGGAGTTAAACTAGCAGATGCAAACGCTCTTTTAAATACAGTGCTTGCAAACAACTAAATAATAAAAGAGGTGTAAATGAATGGCTGATGTAAATGCTAATATTGGCGTACATATTGATACGTCGGCGGCACTGGCAGAACTTAAAAATCTCCAACGTCAATTAGCAACCTTCCATTCATCTGTAGCAAAAAGTAGCGCTGCCGCAGCAGCCGCTCAAAAAGGCTTGCAGACCAATCTTTTAAATTCAATAAATGCAACGGGTAAATTCCGTGCACAAATGGGGTTAGTAAGAACCTCAACAGAATCATTTACTCACGCACTGGAGACAAATAAACTCTCTATGCGTGAGTATTTCCGTTATGCAGGCGGATCTACAAAAACATTTGGCAGATTATTTAAACAAGAATTTAACACAATTGGCAAGGTGGCCGAAGAGCGTGTTAAGAAGATGCAGACCCAGTATATCAAGATGGGTCGTGATGCTTCTGGAGCAATGAAAGCAATTTCAATAACTCCAAACACTTTAAACATGAAAGACTACTCTACAAAATTAGCAGTAGCAGCACAAAAACAAGCATTGTTAAATCAACTATTAAAACAAGGATCTACTAACCTTTTAAATTTTGGTAAGAATACACAGTGGGCAGGACGTCAACTTATGGTTGGCTTTACAATTCCCCTTGCTTATTTTGGTACCGCCGCTGCTAAAACATTTATGGATCTTGAAAAACAAGCCATTAGGTTTAAACGTGTTTATGGAGATATGTTTACAACAACTGACCAAACCAATAAGGCTTTGGCTGATGTAGAACAACTTGCCAAAGAATTTACAAAATATGGTGTTGCAGTTACAGAAACTATGGAAATGGCTGCTAATGCCGCAGCAATGGGTAAAACAGGGGCAGAACTTACAGCCCAAGTAGCACAAGCAACTCGCCTTGCAGTTCTTGGCGGAGTAGAGCAAGCACAAGCATTAGAAACAACAATATCAGTAACAAATGCTTTTGGTGTAGCAGCAGAAGATTTAGCAAGTAAAATTAATTTTCTTAACGCAGTTGAGAACCAAACTGTAGTATCTATTGAAGATTTAACAGAAGCAATTCCTAAAGCAGGACCAGTAGTAAAACAACTTGGTGGATCTGTTGAAGATCTAGCATTTTTCTTAACAGCAATGAAAGAAGGTGGTATTAATGCATCAGAAGGTGCTAACGCCCTTAAATCAGGTCTTGCCTCTTTAATTAATCCATCAGACAAGGCAGCAGCATTTCTTGGAAAACTTGGGGTAAACATTAATGCAATTGTTGAAACTAATAAAGGAAACATAAGAAACACAGTAATTGATTTTTCTAAGGCATTAGATACTCTTGATCCTCTAAACCGTGCTCGTGCTATTGAACAACTATTTGGTAAGTTTCAATTTTCAAGACTATCAACTTTATTTCAAAACGTAACAAAAGAAGGAACTCAGGCTGCTAGGGTTTTAAATCTTGCGGGGGCTTCAATTGAAGAACTTGCAATATTATCTGAACGAGAATTAGGTGTTTTAGAAGATGCTGTTGGAACTAATTTTAAAGAGTCAATAGAAAAACTTAAGGTTGCTATAGCGCCGATAGGAAAAACATTTTTAGAAGCAGTTACACCAATTGTTCAAGTAGTTGGTAGGCTATTAGACAAGTTTGATAATCTTGGTGAGGGCACTAAAAAGTTTATTGTTGTAGCATCAACCCTTGTTGGAGTTATTGGACCAGTGCTATTAATGACTTTTGGTTTATTATTAAATGCTGGAGCAAATATAATTAAATTATTTACAACTATGAGAAATGGATTCTTAAGGGCTGGAACAAATAGCAATCTCCTTGCACAGCAAACCCAATATTTAAGTAGTGAACAACTAGAAGCAGCCACAGTAGCGGCATCTTTAAATCAGGCTCATACACGCCTAACGCAATCATTTGCAGTAGAAACAACGGCAGTTAGATTATTACGTCAAGCCTATATTGATGCAACCGTAGCAGCAACAAGATTTGCTATGGCAAATCCAGGTATGATGATGCCAGGTGGAAAGTTTACTCCTAAAAAGTTTGCAAGGGGGTCAACCTATGTTCCAGGAACAGGAAATAAGGATAACGTACCAGCAGTATTAATGCCTGGAGAAGCGGTAATCCCAACTGACGTAGCACAAGATCCAAGATTCCAGCCAATCATTGATGCAATGGTCAATGGAAAACTACAAGCATTTGATGATGGAACTACTGGGGCTGGAAGGTTTAGATCCTTACCCGCAGGCACCAACCTAGATGAAGCAATCAACAGAATAAGAGAAAAAACAGCAGGTACTGGTGGCGGTGCAAACATGGTTGCTGGAGTAAGAGCAGGACAACAAGCACAATATAATAGAGAAGACTCTTCTGTTTTACAAGCACTAAGTGGAAAAACTTCAGGAACACCGAATCAAACATTGCAAAAAGAAATAGAGTTAAAGTATGGCCGCAACTTAGGAGTAGACACTGAAGCACAACAAGCATATAAAAATAACAGAAAAGGATTCCAAGAAATTTTTTCAAGAATTACTTATGATGAAAAATCTGGAAAATATGTTTACAGTGATAAAAAAGGTATTATACAATCTACTTTTACTAAAGAACAACTTGACCGTCAAATAAAATATGCCTTTAAAGAAGCACCTAGCCAAAATGGAACGATGTCTGCGAGAAAGACTAATCCAACCACACTTGATAGATACATTGGTAGACTTGGAAAACCAGGAAGTGGTGCTCCACGACAAGTAAAAGAATTAAGACAAAGATACAATCAAAAAACTGCTGGACTTGGCTTAGATAGAGAAAACCTTGCTCTTACTCAAGAACTAAGAAAACAAGGTTTGACAACAAATGAAATTAACAAATTTATGGGAAAGAAAACAGAATCTCATATATTTAAGCCATTAGATTCAAAAACTAAATGGCAAAGTGGGCTTACAATTTATGATCATGAAGGCATTAATCAATACTTAAATCGTGCTGGTAAAGGTTCTGTTGGAAAACTTATTAATAATCCCGGACTATTAAAAGAACTAGGATATACAGATAGAGATATTTCAAAATTAAAACAAAGTTATGCTTTTGCACAACAAGAAAGACAACCAACAAATGCAAAACAGTTAGGACACCTTGCAAGAATAGCAGATCTTGAAGTTAAAGCACACAATTCAGGTAAGGTAAATATTCCAAATATTTATCAGGCAAAAGGTATTCTTGGTGTATCAGCAGTAAGAACTCCAGAAATTTGGAAAGAAATTTCACGATCAATTATTAAACTTGGAGACAAGCCAAGTTTTGTAAATAAAAAAACATATGCCGTTATGCAAAACAAAGAAGGAATTCTTAATAATAAAGGCTTTACTCAATTTAGTTCTCAAAACACAGAACCAAGAAGTAGCAGAACGCCAACTAAAAATCCATCTCTTGACAACAGAGTTACAAATCTTAATCCAGCACAAGTAGCAAGTGTTCGTAAATTTGGAAAATTTGGACCAACACCAAAAGTTGCAGGGCTATCAGATGCTCCAAAAATTGATGCTAGAACATCACCAGGAATGGCTATTTCAGCAATAGAAAAACAATTCCGTTCTGAACAAAAATCATTAAGACGTCAAATTGAAAAGGTAGAGCAAAGAAGACTTGTTGCATTAAAACAAGAATTAAAAACAATTGAAGACAAAAACAAACTTGCTACACAGGCAGCCCCATTAACCAAACAACAATTAAAAGAACAAAAACGTGAAGTAAGAGCACAAAGAGCACAAAGAGTTGGATCGGTTGCTGGCCCTGTTGCTGGAATTGCGGGTATTGGAGCAATGGCAGGATTCATGACTGGTAACAATAGCGTGGGTATGGCAATGATGGGTGTCTCTGCTCTTGCAAGTATTGCCCCTATGCTTACTAATCCACTTGGATTGTTTGTTGCAGGGCTAGTTTCTATTACCGCAGTAATTTATAAGTTTAATAAAGATATGGAAAAGGCTAGACAAGAAGGCATAAATCTTGCTAAGGCTATGTCAATGACCAACACTAAATTAATTGAGTTATCAAAAATTACTGGAACAGTTTCATCAAAAGAGTCTGCAGATCGAAAAAGACAAAACCTTATTTCTGGAACTGTTGACCAACAAAGAAAATTTGGACAAAATGTTTTAGAAAGTGAATTTGGAAAAGGTTTGATTGCAGATATTGCTACCCAAGGAAAAGCAGGAAAAACAGACAAAGAAATTGCAACAAATATGGCAAATCAATTATCAACTGCAATATTACAGGGAGTAGTTACAACAGAACAAGCAAAGAGTATTGCTTCAGCATTAGGAGAAAAACTAGGCAGTTATGAAATACCATTAATGATTAGTGGAGAACTTGTATCTTTATTTGGTATAAATGGCGAAAATTTAACTAAAGATCCACTTCAAATTGCATTAGCAATTAAAAAAGATTCTGCAACAAACTTACAAACAGCATTTGATCAGGCACAAAACAATAGAAAACAAGTAAGTGCTGGAACCGCTGCACAGGGAATTGCTGGTATTCTTTTAGGAGCAGGCGCAGTTACGGCTGGAACTGGAGGTCTTGGCGCCCCAATTGCTTTAGCCGCATCAATTGCATTATTAACTAAATCAGCATTTGATTTAAATAAAGTTCAGCAAGCAAATGCAAAACTTGATGCTGCAAGCATTCAACTAGGACTTGAAGCAATTGTTCAAAATCAACAACTTGTAGATGCATTAAATCAACAATATGATTTAAAACTTAAAAATGCAAAAACTGAAAAAGAAATTAAAGATATTGAAGATCAAAGAAAAATTGGTTTAGATAGTTTAAATAATGCAAATCAACAAACGATAAACGATGTTATTAAATTATCAGGTCAAATATCTACAGAAAATTTTGACAAAGCAATTGGAACATCTATCGATAATTTATACAAAAATGCTTCAGATGCCATTAAAGTGTTTAAAGATATTGCTAAAGATGAATTAAATGATCTTGCAAATACAGATTTTAAAAAGGTCATACAGATTGGTTTTGCTTCTGGAGAGTTAAGTCCAAATGCGGTAATTGCTCTTTTAGATGCATCCAAACAAGTTCCAGAAATTCAAGCAAAAATAAATACGGTTGTAGGAAAAGAAGGTTTTGCAGGGGCAAGCACACTTCTTGAGTTAATAACGCAGACTGGTACAAATGCAAAAACAATTGACTTAATGCTTAATTATATAAACACTAACGAAGTTGCCTTTGATAAAGACATGACCGCATTAGATATTCTTGCAAAATTTCAACAAAAGTATGGAGTTCAACTAGACCTTACTACTAATGGAGTAAAACAATTAACAGTTGCAAATGATGCATTATCAAAAATTTCAATACTGCCAGATAAAATAGATAAAACAGTTGTTCAAAAACTTGCTGGTGAAAATCCAACATTATTTGCAGATGCCTTAACTAATTTTGATAAATTATCTGAAGGTAAACCACTTATAAATAAAACATTGCTTGTTAATTATTTAGTTGGAAAAGTAGATCCACAAATTAGAGCAGCAGCACTTGCTGAATTTAAAGGTATGTCAGAACAAGATGCTATAGCAGCATACTTAGCAAAAGGTTTTAACGCAGCAATAGAAAAAGGAACAAATAAGGGGGCAACTCCTGGCTCAGGAGAAAGAGATACAACCTTAGACGATCTACTTAAAAGATTAAAATTAGTAAGAGATGCATCAATAAATGCCCGTGGTGGAATTGACGAACTAAGAAGAGTAATGAACAAATCTGGTGGAGACATTAAAATATTTAAAGGAATTAATCAACAACTCAGAGCGCAAGGAATAAACCAAGAACTTATTAATTTTATATCTGATTTAGATCCAGCAATTCAAAAGAAATTTATTAAAATTAAAAACGGTATTGTTACAATAACTGAAGATGGAAAAAAGTTAGCAAAGGCACTAAATGAAGCAACTCTTGGAGAGTTTGAAGACAATGCTAGAGATCAAATTCAAGTACTAAGAGCACAGAGTGCAACATTCACAAATTTAAAGGCTGCTGGATTGTCTGCTGCAGAGGCATTAGAAATTGTTACAAATGAGCAAATTGCCCTTGCTTTTGCAAGTGGTAAAACAAAAGAAGAAATTGATAGAATGATTGCTACACTAAGAGAACTTAAAAGAAATCAAACAAGAACACAAGATATAATAAATCCTGCAGAACGGATAAAAAAAGAAGTAAGCATGGCAATGGAATACTTTGATGTTATTGAAAGAGAAGCAAGAAATATTTATCAGCCACAAATTGATGCTGCAAATAAATTAATTGATGCTAATGAAAAATTAATTGATATACAACAACGACTAATGGAAGAAAATTACGATAGACCAATAGCACTGCTTAATGCACAGTCAACAATCTTAAATCATGACCTGTCATTAATTGATAAGGCTGCAGAGTCAATCAATAAAAAATATGATGCACAAGAAAAGGCCCTTCAACAAATATCAGATATTACTGATGATATTGCTGCTAAGGAGTCATCAAGAATTACAATTGCCGATGCATTAACAAGAGGAGACCTTTCTGCTGCAGCAAAGGCAATACAACAACAAAGAGCAGAAGAAGCAAGAAAAGCAAAAGAAAGAAATTCAAACTTATTACAAGTTGCAAGAGAAAAAGAAATTGGCAAACTAACAAACACTAACGGGTTAACAAGAGTACAAATTGAAGAAAAACTTTATACAATTTCTGAAAAAGTTTATGCACTTGATCAAGACTCACTTAAAGTTTCTGCTGAAATTTTAAGATTACAAGATGCAAATTATAATATAAACAAATTATCAATATTACCATTACAGGCTAAACTTCAAGCAGAACTTGATGCAATTGAGGCACAACGAGCAAAGTGGGAGGCTGTGGCTTTAGGGGTAGACGGTGCAAGAGTTCGGGGTGTAGAGTATCAAGCAGTTTTACGTGGTCACGAAGACACGCTTAAAAGAATGAAAGCGTTGTGGGATGGAATTACAAGCAAAGAGTTAGGCGCTGCATCACTTTTAACATTTGCTAATCCAGCAGCAGAAACAGATGCAGAAAAAGTAGCAAGAATAACAAAAGAAAATAACGACTCTCTTGCAGAAAGCAGAGCACAACTTGCAGACTTAACAAACATTATGAAAGATTTGCAAAAAACTCCTATATCAAAACCTCCTACCAACACAAACACTGCATACAATCAGGGGTTGTCTGGTGGTCTTTATGGACCAACACCAGTTATGCCAACAATAGTGCCAAAGCCAGCATCAACAGCAAGCGCATCTGGTCCAAGAGGTGGTGGATATACAATAATCCCACCTACAAAAACTTCTTACAATCCTTTGTCGTCATTTTCTGCTGCAGCAACACCAACGGTTTCTTATCGTGCAAGAGCAATGGGCGGTATAATTCCTAAATACTATGTTTCTGGAGGATACTCAAGGGGTACTGATACAATTCCAGCAATGCTTACTCCTGGAGAGTTTGTTGTTCGTAGAAATGCCGTTGATTCATTTGGAGTAAATAATCTTAATAAAATAAATGATGGCTCATACGGAGGGTCTTCAGTGTATAATTATAGTCTAAATGTTAATGTTAAATCTGATTCAAGTCCCGACGATATTGCAAGGACCGTTATGACACAAATTAGACGAATAGACAATCAAAGAATTAAGGGGCAAAAATAATGGCAACCTCAGCGTATATTTCGGGTAGAAAGAGGTATCAAAGACCACAATCAATTCTATGGTCAGAGAATGCGGGAACCCTGAGTAATGGCCTTTACGTGCCAACTGGACAAGAAATAGGGGCTAATTCAAGCCTTACCACAGGCGGTATTAATCAATTTTTAATATTATCAGATCACAACAGAGAAGACATGTCCTTTAACTCAGAAAGAATTGAAAAACGAGAAAGAACTATCAATGGTAGGATGAGGTCTTATCATATTGCAGATAAACTTACCATGAGTGTATCTTGGAATAATTTGCCATCCCGTGCATATTCTGACAAAGCAGATTTTGCTTCAACTGGATTATCTCCTAATAAAGGAACAAGTTCAGAGTTTACTGCAGATGGTGGAGCAGGAGGAGTTGAGGTTTTGGATTGGTATGAAAATCATCAAGGTCCTTTTTGGATGTATTTAGCATATGATAAATATACTAATTTTCCAGTTGATGGAGAAACCACAGATGCATCTTTTGGACACCTAGGTAAATACAATCAAATTGTAGAAGTTTATTTTTCTGATTTTAACTACAGCGTTGTCAAACGTGGCGGAACAAATCACGACCTTTGGAATATTTCGGTATCTCTGGAAGAGGTTTAAATTGTTTGTAAGTCAAGAATTAAAAACTCATTTTGAAACATCTCCAACAATTCAAACAAGATCTTTAGTTCTTGCTGAATGGAACATGAATATGCCAGATAATATTTTTCATGTTGGAAACTATAGATATAGACCTATTGGGGATGAGGTTAAATTTCAAACACTACCGTCATCTTTTGACTCACTAGATGCTGGAGATTACTACACAGATGCTACAGATTCTGAAATATCTATAAATGGTGGAGTAGATGATCAAGACCTTCCACAACTATTTACATCAATAGAACAAAAAAGAAAATTATTATATTCATTAGAAGATTGTTTAAAGCCATTTAGACCAAGGTCTGGAATTAACAAGCCTTTGTTTTTTGATAGAAGCAATCAATATCTTTCAAACTCTGGAGTGTTTATGGCACAAAGACCTAGATACTACATGTCCTCTAGGTATGATGAATTTAAATATTGGAACTCTTACAGAAAAGAAGACAATGTAGAACGTGGTATTGCAAAAAATATTTTAAATGGTTCTTATTACATTGATGATGCTGTGCCGTTTGTAGTCTATAAAGAACAAGTGCCAACAAATAGAATTGTAATTAAAATGCAAACAAACATTGGCAATGTAGATTTACAAGATTTTGTTAATTTTTCTTCAGTAAATGCAGATCCTTTTTTTGGAGAACTAAACAAGACTACTCCTAAAAGATGGAAAGTTCAATATTTAAAAAATAATAATTGGGTAGATGCATATTCATTTAATGAAAACTCTACAAGGTCAGACGGTAGCCCTATAATTGGATCAGACGGATATGTAGAACTAGAGTATGGGTTAGTAATTCCAAGCGAGTATGCTGATACTTTTGTTTTTGCAGAAACATATTCTTCAACTACCCTGCTTCCTGAATCTTCAATAGACGGTTATGCTTATCTTGTTTTAGAAACAAGCAACGGTATAGGAACATATCATGTCTGGAATAGTACAAGTCAGGCCTATGAAACATTTACTCCTACCTACGGATGGACAATTGGATCTGAGTCCATAAATCCAAAAACTAATTTTGTAAAAGATCTTGTATCACCAGGACTTTTTGTAGATCCAATAAGTGGGGAGTCTCGATACAGGGAGTTTGCATATATTCGTGGTATTAGAATTGTTGCAGAAATAATGAATAAAAAAGATTCAACCTTTGATTTAATTGAGATGTCTCCAAGACTAGTTGTTGATGTTTCTGATGAAGTTATAAGTTACAACATAAAAAAATCTCTTTCAGATCTTGGAAACACCGCTTTGCCAGTTGGACAACTTTTAGCATCTACTGGATCTATTTCTATTTTTGATGCAGAGCAAGCGTTTAATCCAATTAACACAAATAGTATTATTAGCGACTATTTAAGAAAAAATATTAAGTTTACTTTTTATGAAAAAATTCTTAATGTAGAAAACTATGACTATTGCGTACCTATAAAAACCTTGTACTCAGAGGGCATGCCCCAGTCTGATGTAACTGGAGGTATTTTATCTTTAGAGTTAAGAGATTTTTATTTCTTTTTAGAGTCTATGCCAGCACCAAGAATGCTTGTTACAAATGTATCACTTAGTTATGCTATTTGTTTATTGCTAGACTATATTGGATTTGCTAATTATTCTTTTAAAAGAGTTGACAACGAGCAAGACCCCATAATTCCTTATTTATTTATAGCACCAGATCAGAATGTTGCTGAAGTTTTAAATCAACTTGCAGTAGCAACACAAACATCAATGTTTTTTGATGAATATAACAATTTTATTGTAATGAGCAAAGACTACTTAATGCCAACAGAACTTCAAAGAAGTGCAGATATCCAGTTGCTTGGAAACAATAATCAGTCAGTTTCTGGCATTATTGAAAATCAAACAACATCAAATATCCCAAACATTATTGCAATAACTGCTGAAGATAAAACAATATTTAATGATGGCAAAATAAATTATACAACAAGGTATATTCAAAGATCTTATGGATCTGTTAACCAAGCAAACGTTCTTGAAGAAGAAAAAACTTGGATTTATAAACCAACCTTGCTTTGGGAAGTTGCTAACGTCGAGCCGTTAAAAACAATAAATGAAAAAATAAGTGAAAATGGAAACTATATTTTAGCAGCAATGCCATTAAACTCAGATTTATCTAACGAATTACCAACTGTTTTTGGTAATTCAATTATTAATAATACAATTGACATTGGAGAAAACGTATATTATTTGTCAAGAAATCAGGGATATTTTTATTCAAACGGAGAAATTATAAGGTATGATGCCGTACAATACAGTATTACTGGAGTTGGAAACGTATACATTTCTAATAACCAAGAGTATCAAAAATATTTTGCAGCCCTTCCTTTTAACGGAAAAATATATCGAACTGGTCTTATTCGTATTTTTTCAACACCATATTACGAGTCAATTGGTTCTGTAACAAGGTTGCAGGCAGGAGAAGTTTATGAACACGGTCGTGGTCAGTTTGGAACTCAAGTAACTTCTCATTTTGCAGGAATAAATCCCTATTGGTCTGATAAAAACAATGTTCGTGGAATAGAAATGCAATCTCAATATTTATTTACAACAGAAATTAATCCTACAATACCCGCAACATCTATAGGTGCTGCAGGAATTAGTAATGATTTAGCAAAACAAGCATCTAGAAATGGAATTATTAAAAATTCAAATGTTACAAATTTTTTAACAGAAACAGAGGTAAATCAATTATCATCAACTCGGGCTGGAGTTGTTCAGGCTTCTGCTTTAATTATTAATGGACCATCATTTAAACCCACAGAAAACCCTATTAATTTTGTTTCTTATGTTTATAAAAAATTAGACAGTGCCTTTAAAACATTTGGAACTAGGATTAGAGTTGTTGGAAAAATAGAAAATAATGAGATAAGGGGTCAAACGCCATTTGGCACTATGACATACTATCAGACTGGCAGCACAGTGCCAAATCAAGATCCAAACATTGGTGGAGGGTCTGGAGGCATTGGTATTTTGGTTAATCCCGAAACAAACAATGGCTATTATTTTGAAATTATTGCATTAACAGCAAATAATGTTGAATCGTATTTAAATTTAAATCAAAGCGGTCAGTCAAACATCTCTATTAACAATGTTGTATTCTATAAAATTAAAAAAGAAACCGCATCAGACAAGGCAATTCCAATTAAGTTGTATGGCGGACTTACTCAAATAAATGTTGACAGTGGAACTTTTGCAGGGTATCAAAGAGTATCAGCAGAAGAAGACACAACGGTATATGATCTAACGGTAGAATATCAAGATATTGGTAATACAAGAAGGTTTTTTCTATATATTAATAATCAGTTAATTCAAGTTGTTGACGATACCGACCCACTTCCAATATACAATAATATGGCATTATTTTCTCGTGGATCTTCAAGATGCATGTTTGAACATGTTTATGCTTTATCTGGAAACTATGCTGAAGGTTTTGACTCTTCCGTAACAGAAACATTATCCTCTGCATTTAAAAATAAAGAGGTTGGCACTAATGAATCATTTAGAAAGTATGCAATAAGTGGAGTTGTTCAATCAACTCACCTCTCTGGAATAAGTGCACAGCAGCCACCCAAATATAACATATATTTTGAAGAGTTTGGATCTATAATGCGTGAGTGCGCCTATTTTAATATTAGGTATGATAAAGCATATCCAGCCCTATACTCTAAGTTGGCTCCACCAATCAATAAAAACCTTGCATACACAGTTTCTGGTTTTTACTCAGACTCGTATGGTGCTGAATTTTTAATATTTAATTCAACAGATAATTTTTTAGTGTTAGATGAAACAGCGGGAAATTGGTTAAGAATTCAGGGTATTGCTTTTACACAAAACACAACTCACGAACTAACAGTAGATGAATATTTTAAGAAAAAAGGAAATCTTTCAGACCCACCATTTAAAGGAAATACCTTAACTTATTCTCCATTAGTTCAAAAAAACAAATATGATGAAATTAAATTAAGTAGGTTGATTTACGGCAAAAATGAATTTTCTATAAGCACTGACTATATTCAAACAGAAGATGATGCAGAGGCCCTAATGGGATGGATTATTAGTAAAATTATGACTCCTAAAAAATCAATAGGTGTAAAGATATTTGCTACACCAACAATACAACTAGGAGATATTGTAACAATTAATTATAAAGATTCTAATGATTTAGATTTAGTTGTTACAGAAAATGATAGGTTTGTAGTATATAATATAGAGTATTCAAGAAATATAGATGGTCCAGATATGACTATTTATTTAAGTGAGGTATAAAAATGTCAATTAGTTTATCTGCAACACCACAAACTCCCGCAACCTTAAATCAAATACTGTCAACATCAAATGTTAATCATATAAAAGCAGCAACACCAGATATTATATTGTTTGAAGATAATGATCAATTAATAAACGAAATGGCGACGTTATATTTTGAAGACCTTTCTGCTCAAGAATTAGTAAGCATATCAAGAAATGACACAATTAATGGACAAGACATATCTTATGAACCAATAAAAAACATCAAGTCCTTACAGCAACAGTACAATCCTAATAACATTCTTGGTTTACAAAAAACATCAGATCAATACTTTTCTGGATTTTCTATTAATTTTAATGAAAAAACTCCAAATAAGGGCAATGGATTAAATGATGCAAATGTTTACGTTGATGGGCAAGGCGATCTAATTATAGAGGCAATAGGTTTAAACAATGATGAGCAAATTGAGGTTGAACTAAGCACAAGTGGTACAATATATATTGTGCAATTTGATGGGAATGAATCATGATAACCAGTATTGGGAAAAATATTATTGGCAAATATTTGCTTGGCCAGGCTCCAGCATATGCGTCATATATTGCAATTGGATGTGGACCAACACCACTAGATACTAACGATACTTCTGCAGATTTTTCTTTAAAAAAGAATTTAGAATTTGAAATGTTTAGAGTGCCAATCTCTTCTAGAGGATTTGTAAACGAAAACGGTGTTGACAAAATTGTATTTACTGCAGAATTACCAACAGAAGAAAGATATGAAATATCAGAAATAGGTTTATACTCTGCTGGATCAAATCCTTCTGCTGGAGTTTACGATAGTAAAACAATTTTTGCATTTACAACAACAGAAGGTTGGCAGTATGCTACTAGCGCTGCAACGACAGAAATTCTATCAAAGCCTGAAGCGCTTGATGGTGGCGCTGGCAATATAATTCTTGATAATAACGGTGTAGTATTTAAAACAAATGCCGATAACACTATTTTCTTTAATCCATCTCGTGCAAATAGGTATGAAAGGTGTAGGTTTTTAAATAACGTAATTTTAATTAGGGGCGATCAAGCAAACTTAACTCTTAGTTCTGAAAGCGATGAAACCCTTGATCACTTTGTAATTGAATCAGAATCAAATCATATAAGATTAACAGGAGCCAACATTGATCTATCAAGAAACTCTCCAAACGATGAATTAAAATTAGCGTTTTCTTTAGTAAACAGAGATGGAAATTCAGCCTCAATACCTGAAACAGTTAGAATTCTTGTTGAGTTTTCTTCTCCTGACGGAGCACAGTATGCAAGGTTTGAAGCAGAACTAAACCAGGGAAGTTCTGGAAATTTGGCAGATTCAGAAGGAGAGTACAATACACTTGCAGACTTTGAAGAAAATAGATATTTTGTAATATCAAAAAAATTACAAGATTTATACAAAACAGAAAATTTTAGTTGGGAAATAGCAACTGTAATAAAAATTTATGCTTGTGTTATTACAGATGAAAGTGGAGAGTTTAATGTTCCTTCTAATAACTATTATATTGCATTAGATGCTTTAAGATTAGAAAATACTCAAACAGTTAATCCACTTTATGGACTAACGGGGTATTCTATTGTAAAAAATGAAAATCAAGAAACCGTTATAAAGTCTCCCAATACTAGCAACTATGTTGAATTTAGATTTTCTGTTGGTGTGTCGTAATGGCTGATGCAGGGATTAAAAAATTAGTTATTCCAAGGAGTCAATTGCCACCAGTAAATGACGACAATGAGTATGTTTTAAGATACAGGATTGTGTCTGATGATAAAAACAGAACTTCTCATTATTCTTCAATATTTACAGCAGTTGCAAATACCATTGAGCCTGTAAGCGGAAATCTTTCGAGAAACGGAAATAGTTTAATTGCAGTCTGGGGTGATGAGAATACTAGACCCAAATATGATATTTTTGTAAAATTTGACAACGGAACCTATGAGTATCACGGAACATCGCCAATACACACATATGGATTTGTTAAAAAAGATTCTGCTACAATAAATGTTAGGGTTGCAGTCCAGGTTGAAGGAATTAACAAGACAAGAAATGCTGAATTAACTATATTTGAATCAAGTATAGTTTCTTTGGTATAATTAAACAGGAGGATAAATGTCAAAAATACCATTACCAGAGCGTGGGCAACCACTAGATGTTACTTATATCTATGAGTTAGCAAAAGCAGTAAACGATTTGTCTACACAGGTCTCTTCTGCAACTTATAACTTTACAACTATTGATAACGGATCGTCAAGTAAAGAAACAATAAAAACATCAAATGCAAAAATAATAGGAGCCTATATTCCAATTTTTTCAAATAGCACAGTTAGCGCAGGCAATGAAAAGGCTTTTACTTATTCGTTTCAAAGTGAATTTAAATTTCCTCCAATAGTTACGGCAACAGCAAAAAATATTACTGGCGAAGCAGCAGGACAAAACGTTACAGTTGTTTTACGAGACATAACAACCTCTAAGGTTGATGGCTTTGTTAGGTTTAATGCTTCTGGCAACTTGTCTTTGGCTGTAAACTTAATTGCTGTCGGACTTCCAAACTAAAAGTAACTTTTGTATGATTTTTTGTAGTAAGTGTTCTGGTCGTTTGTTTATTGACAGACAATATACAAGCGTACAGCATATGGAAACGTATTGTATTCGGTGTGGATCAAGAAGGTTTTATCATCCACCAACTGAAAGCGGAGAGGGCAGATGGTTACTGGCAAAGGAATTATCGAGAGCCAAACTTACAATAACGAGTCTATAGTAAAAGGAAGTAAAAAAATTTGGTTTCTTAATGGAGACCTTGTAAGGCTTTACCATAGTTCAAGATCTACTGGTTTAGTGTCTGTATATAACATTAATAAAGATAGGGTTGAGACTTGCTTAAGAACTGATTTTAGAAAAAATAGAGAAAAAGCGTATACGGTTGCTGAGACTGCTAGATTAATTAATCGTCATAGAAAATATATGCCAACATTAATTAAAAAAGGAGTTATTCCGCCACCAGTAGGATCTACCATTAATGGAAGAACTGGATGGCAAATAAGATCATACTATTCAGAAAGCGCAGTGAAGGTGATTCGTGATATACTGGCATCTATACATATGGGGCAACCAAGAAAAGATGGACTAATAACAAATAATATGACGCCTACGAACCAAGAGTTGACACGACGAATGGGAAAAGGTATACTTACATATACAAAGACAGATGACGGAAGGTATATTCCAATCTGGTCTGAAAACATTTAAAATAGAGAAAAGGTGGGGTATGGAAAACAATAATACAAAAGTATCAGTAACTCTAGGATATACACTTAATCTGGGCAATTTTCAGTCTTTAAGAATTGATCTAGGGGTTGTTGATTCTAAGCGTGATGGTGAAAACTCAGATCAGGCTTTTGATAGAGTCTATAAGTTTGTTGAAGACAAACTAACTGAAAAAATTCAAGAAGCACAATTAGAGGCTGATAGCAAAGACTAATGGCTGAACGCAAAGACCGCATGGCTTTGCTTAGTAGGTACAGTAAGTTACATACAGCAAAGTATGAGCAAAAGCCATCTTTAAATTTAAATGTAGAGCAATGGTCTGCTGATGCCCTAGTAGAGTCCTATGGTATTTCTGCTTGTTATGATTTGCTAGAATATTATTTTAGTATTGCACAAGAACCAAATTGGAACTATTTTGCATATAATGCAGAAAAGATTATTAACGGTAAACTAGATTTTGAAAAAGATACATTAGAACGAATAGAGCGAAGAAAATTAGCAAGGAGGTGGCTCAGTGAATAATACAGAAGCAAGAGTTATCTCAGCATTATTACAAGACAAACAAATGCACGTACTTCTACAGGCTAATGTTGAAAACCTTCTTAGGACTCATAATGATGTTTGGAATTTTATAAGGTTGTATTTTGAAAATAATAGTGTAGTTCCTCCAACCTCTTTGGTTGTAGAAAAGTTTAGAGACTTCCAGCCAGTAGAGAATGTTGGTGCAACTAAACACCATCTTGAAGAGTTACAGACTGAATACTTAAACGATAGCCTAAAAGATATTTTAAGATCTGCAGCAGGAGAAGTTCAAACTGGTAATGGCACAGAAGCCCTTAATGGTCTTATTACAAAAACATCTGAACTAAAAAAGAATACATCTGCCATACGTGATATTGATGCAACAGACCTAGAGTCTGCCGTTGCATATTTTGAAAAGATTAAAGAACAAAAAGAGACTGGTCAAATTGGAATTAAAACAGGTTTACCAGGATTTGATAACTACCTACCTTCTGGAATTATGCCAGGACAACTAGGTGTCTTTTTGGCTTATCCTGGAATTGGTAAATCATGGCTAGCACTTTACTTTGCAGTTCAGGCATGGAAACAAGGTAAGTCTCCATTAGTTATTTCTTTAGAAATGTCTGAGACAGAAGTTCGTAATCGTGTGTTTGCTATTATGGGTGAAGGTCTTTGGTCTCATCGCAAACTTAGCAATGGTGAAGTTGAAATTGATATGTTAAAGAATTGGCATAAAAATAAAATAGAAGGCAAACCAGAGTTTCATATTATCTCTAATGATAGTGGTGGAGAAGTAAACCCATCTGTTATTCGTGGAAAAATTGATCAGTATAAACCAGACTTTATAATTGTAGACTATTTACAACTTATGTCTCCAAATCAAAAATCTGAGAATGAAACAGTTAGAATGAAAAACCTTTCTCGTGAATTAAAGTTAATGGCTATATCAGAAGAGGTTCCAATTATTGCTATTTCTTCTGCTACTCCTGACGATGTAAAAGATTTAAGCAGCGCACCAACACTTGGTCAGACTGCATGGTCTAGACAAATTGCTTACGATGCTGACTGGGTTATGGCATTAGGTCGTGCTACAAATAGTGATATTATTGAATGTGTATTTAGAAAAAATCGTAACGGTTTTATGGGAGACTTTTTAGTACAAGTAGATTTTGACAAAGGTTATTACAGATATAAGGATTACGAAGATGGTAAATAACATTTATAGTAAAGAACAAATACAAAGAGTGCTTAGTGGTGCAGGTATTGATGTCGAAGCAGAGTTTGGCAATGATTACATAATCTATTGTCCATATCATAATAACACTAGAACTCCTGCTGCTGAAATTGCAAAAGATAGTGGACTATTCTTTTGTTTTGGATGTCAAACAACTAAAAATCTTGAAGAGTTTGTAATGTTTGTAACTGGTAGAACTTATTTTGAAGCGGCAAGATATATAAAAAGCAAACAAACAGAAACTAATATTGAGAGTGTAATTAATAAAGCAATGTATGCTCCACCAGATTTTGTTCAGTATGACGAGGTGTTAATTAAAAGATTAAATAATCAGGCTCTAGAGTCTCCAAGAGCAATGAGATATTATGCTGGAAGATACATAACAGAAGATTCAGTTAAAAAGTTTGGACTTGGTTATTCAGAAAAACAAGATATGTTGACTATACCAGTTCACTCTCCAGATGGATTAACACTTGGCTTTGTTGGTCGATCTGTAGAAGGTAAAGAGTTTAAAAATACTCCAGGACTTCCAAAAGGTAAAATATTGTTTAACTTACACAGAATTAAAGCATCTAGTATTGTGTATGTAGTTGAATCATCTTTTGATGCTATAAGGCTAGACCAAGTAGGATTCCCAGCAGTGGCAACTCTGGGGGCTAACGTATCTGCATCACAGATCAAACTGTTAGCAAAATACTTCAACAATGTTGTTCTTGTTGCAGACAATGACGAGGCTGGTTCAATAATGAGAGATAAGTTAATTGAAAAACTTGGCTCATTAGTGACCGTAATAAACATAGATAAAAAATATAAAGATATAGGCGATATGGATGATGAGGCAATTCGAAGCATAGAGTTTCAATTTGACAAATCTATATCAACTATGTTAAACTAATATAACAAACGAAGGAGAATATATGAGCGTAGTAAAGGGACTAAAAAATATAAATGCCCTGCTCGAAAAACCAAAATATGATGAAAACTCTCCAAAGGTAAGATGGTTAAAAATTGCCGATGGACAAGCAGTAAAAATCCGTTTCATTGAAGAATTAGATGAAGACTCTGCAAATTATAATGCAGACCGTGGTCTTGCTCTAGTCGTTAAGGAACATACAAATCCAAAAGACTACAAGCGCAAGGCTGTAGACACAATGGAATCAGAAGGTCGTGACTGGGCAGAAGAAATGCATCGTAAAGATGTAAAGGCTGGCTGGAGAGCACGTCTTCGTTTCTATTGCAATGTTTTAGTCGACGATGGCATTGAAGCACCGTATGTGGCTATTTGGTCAATGGGTGTTAGCAAGCAATCAGCATTTAATACAATTCGTGAGTATGCACTTGAAACAGGTAGCATCTCAAACGTAGTCTGGAAAGTAAAGCGAAATGGTCAGGGTACTGAAACAAGTTACACAACCATTCCAGGTGCACCAGATACAGAGCCATTTGACTGGTCAGCATTTAAGCCTTATCCTCTTGAGTTAGCATTAAAGAAAATTCCTTATGCTGAACAAGAAGCATTCTACTTAGGCTTTGACGGTCCAACAACTTCATCTGCTACCAACGTAGACTGGTAATAGATGAACTATGTAGGCTTACATGTTCATACTCACTACTCCCTATTTGACGGCATAGCAACTCCACAAGAGTATGTAGACCGTGCTAGCAAGTTGGGTATGAACGCTCTTGCAATTACAGATCACGGTACACTTTCTGGTCACAGAGAGTTGTATCGTGCTGCAAAAGAAAAGGGTATTAAGCCAATCCTTGGTTTAGAAGGATACATGTGTGCAGATATATCTGATAAAAGAGATAAGTCTGAAAGAGAAGGTCAACAAGATCTTGTCTATAACCACATTGTCCTTCTAGCCAAGAACCAAAAAGGTTTGGAAAACCTTAACAAGATTAGTGAAATTGCATGGACAGATGGGTTTTTTAAGAAACCAAGGTTTGACTTTGAGATTCTTAAAAAGTATAAAGAAGGAATTATTGTAACCTCTGCTTGTCCTAGTAGCGTTATTGTTAAAGCACTAGAAGAGCAAGAGTTTGCAATTGCTAAAAAGAACATTAACTGGTTTAAAGATAACTTTGGTAGCGATTACTATATTGAGGTTATGCCACACAACACACCAGAAATAAATAAATATCTTATTGAACTTGCTGATAAGTTTGATATAAAGGTTGTTGTTACACCAGACTGTCATCATTCAGATACATTGCAAAAAGAAATACAAGAATTTAAGTTAATTTTAAATACACATGAAAAAATAAACAAAGAAGCAACATACGAAAAGTCTAAAAAGAAAACAGATATGATGGAAAGACTTGACTATTTATACGGAGAAGACCGCCAAATAACATTTAATAAATTTGATATCCATCTATTATCTTATGAAGAAATTAAGGCAGCAATGGAACTGCAGGGTATTGATCGACCAGACATATACTCAAACACAACACTTTTAGCAGATACAGTAGAAGACTATGACATTAAAGATGGGCTAAATCTTTTACCAGTTCAATATAAAAACCCAGATCAAGAGTTAGCAAACTTAGCGTTTGCAGGACTTGAAAAATATCGGCTTACCGACAACTGGCTTGGAAATGATATTTATGAACAAAGACTTGACGAAGAGTTAGAAATTATTCGTAATAAAAAATTTGCACCATATTTTCTTGTAGTAAGCAATATGATTAATTGGGCTAAAAAAGAAGGTGTTTTAGTTGGTCCAGGTCGTGGATCATCTGCTGGTTCTTTAGTTTGTTATTTACTTGGTATTACAACAATTGATCCAATAGAACATGGTCTTTTGTTTTTCCGTTTTATTAATCCAGAACGTAACGACTTTCCTGATATTGATACGGACATTCAAGATACTCGTCGTGATGAAGTAAAAGATTATTTAGTTAGACAGTATAGACACGTAGCATCTATTGCTACATTCCTTGAGTTTAAAGATAAAGGTGTTGTAAGAGATGTTGCACGAGTTTTAGATATACCATTAACAGATGTTAACAAAGTATTAAAGTTAGTCGATACTTGGGATGAATATTGTACCTCTAAAACTACACTGTGGTTTAGAGAAAAATATCCAGAGGTGGAGATTTATGGAGAACAATTACGTGGTCGTATTAGAGGTACTGGCATTCATGCTGCTGGTGTGGTTACTAGTAAGAATCCAATATTTAGGTATGCGCCATTGGAGACTCGCTCTTCTCCTGGATCCGATGATCGCATTCCTGTGGTTGGTGTTGATATGGAAGAGGCTGAAAAAATTGGTCTTATTAAAATTGACGCATTAGGTCTTAAAACTTTAAGCGTAGTAAAAGATGCTATTGATATGATTAAACAAAATCACTACAAAGACATCGATCTTTTATCAATTGATATGGCAGATCCCAAAGTATATGAGATGCTTTCAGACGGGTATACAAAAGGTGTATTCCAGTGTGAAGCAACACCATATACAAACCTCCTAGTAAAAATGGGAGTAAAGAACTTTAATGAGTTGGCAGCATCAAATGCTTTAGTTCGTCCAGGTGCTATGAATACTATTGGTAAAGACTATATTGCTCGTAAGCATGGTAAGCAGAATGTTTCCTATACCCACCAAATTATGAAAGAGTTCACAGATGATACATATGGGTGTATCCTGTATCAAGAGCAAGTTATGCAGGCTTGTGTTCACCTAGGTGGAATGTCAATGTCTGATGCTGACAAGGTACGTAAAATTATTGGAAAGAAGAAAGATGCAAAAGAGTTCGATATTTATAAAGAACGTTTTATTACTGGTGCTTCTGCCTATATTGCTCCCAATCAGGCTCGTGATCTATGGCATGACTTTGAGGCGCATGCGGGATACTCGTTCAACAAGTCTCATGCGGTTGCTTACTCTACGCTCTCGTATTGGACGGCGTGGTTAAAATACTACTATCCACTTGAGTTTATGTTTGCCCTTCTTAAAAATGAAAAGGATAAAGACGGTAGAACAGAATATCTAATTGAAGCAAAACGTATGGGCATATCAGTTAAACTACCTCATATAAATGATTCAGATCTTGATTTTAAAATTGAAGGTAAAGGCATAAGGTTTGGGCTAACAGGAATTAAGTTTATTTCTAATAACATTGCTGAAAAATATATTGCTGCTCGTCCATTTAAAACATACAAAGAACTTGAAGAATTTACCTTTACAAAAGGTAATGGCGTAAACAGTAGAGCGCTTAACGCTCTTAGACTTATTGGTGCAGCAACCTTTGCCGATAATGAAAGAAACGATAGTGAGATTAAAGAAAATATTTATGAATACTTAAATCTACCAGAGTTTAACATAACAATTCCCTCACACTATTATGCATTTATTCAAGACGTTGATTCATTTGAAGAAAAGGGATCATACATTTTAATGGGTATGGTTAAAGCAATTAAACGAGGAAAGGGATGGTCACGAGTTGAAATTCTTGACAAAACTGGGAGTGTTGGTATATTTGATGAAGAAGGAACGACTATTGAGACGGGTCGTACTTATTTGGTTCTTGCTAATGACAATAGGATTGTCTCTGCAATTCCTGTTGATGAAATAAAAGAATCTTCAAATGCACTTGTTAAGTTTTTAGGTTACAAACAATTACCATATAGTGAGGAAGAAATGTTTGTAGTTTCTTTTAAACCAAGAATTACAAAGGCTGGAAAGAAAATGGCTTCTTTAACTTTAGCAGATACGGCTAGAGACTTACACTCTGTTACAGTATTTCCTACTGCATTTCCTAAAGCATATATGCATATTGAAGAAGGTAAATCGTATAAATTTAGTTTTGGTAAAACCAAAGATGGAACCGTTATAATGGAGGATGTAAATGTCAGTTAGTGTAGAAGATGTATTATCTCAATTAGATCCAAGACTTAGAAAACGACTTGGAACTGGCGAAGGTATTAGTTTTGATTATCAACCAACACCAAGTTTTGGATTAAACCGTGCCCTAGGCGGTGGACTACCATACGGTAGACAAGTCCTGGTATGGGGAAGTAAGTCATCGGCTAAGTCATCTATGTGTTTACAGATGATTGCTTTGGCGCAAGCAGAAGGCAAGGTCTGTGCATGGATTGATTCTGAAATGTCATACTCTGAAGATTGGGCAAAGAAATTAGGGGTTGATCCAACAAAAT